AAGATAAACCCACACACTACACGTAAAATTCTGGCTTAATGCTATGTCAATAGTACTATTCAATAAAATTTCATCGTTTAATCCATCAAGAACAAGGGCGTTACCTGCTGACCATCCAGCAGCAGCACCTCCATTCTCTCCACTATTCAGGGGACTGAAAGGGGGGCTACAAATTACAGGTCTCTTAGAAGACTTCTTCATTAGCTTCTAATTCTAGCTATACTCACACTAGGAGGTCCTGCTGTTGTGACACCAGTCAAGACCAATTGACAATTACCACGTATCTCAAAGTTCGTAAAAACATCAGCCGTCCAACTCAAATCCTCAGCATCATCAAATCCCACAATTGGATCTAGATTTCCCTGAATCTTTAAAGTAGCATCATCTAATCCGGAAATCTGAATTGAATACCGACCATTGAGATATCCTATCACTTCTTCACTATAATTGGAACTCCAATCTGCTGCCGCTATATTGAAGACATCCACCACTTGTTTCTTTGCCCACTCTCTCATAATTTTAAAATTTATATGTTAATTAATTCTTTTTCATATTTCAAAAACAAGGGAGAACCATTCTCCCATAATTCTGTAAAGCATTCTGTATTATCCCTCAAGAAATTAACAGGAGCCATTGATGCTTTTCTAGCTCGTCCTGTTTTAGAACGATAGAAATTAAAATCTAGTAATCCCAGCACAGTTACTCCGGGTATCCAATATTTACTTAACGCTCTGATGCATTCAGAAAATACAGGCTCTTTTTTAGGAGCATCAAACAAACATATCTCAATGGGATTACCATCATATTGAGATAAGGATTCTGGAAGGCGTCCTTTTACCGCACTCACATCAGAATAAATTGGAGAGATGTTTTCCAAAAACACTTTCCTTAAATCCTGCTGATTCTTAATATAAACATTTTGCTGTGCTGCTTGCTCTACCTGAGGGCGAGTAGCTATCCAACTCTCAAACGCCCAAAACGTCTTATTATAGCCAGCCGTTTTAAGCCCTTTTAAGAGAGGAGCAGCACTTCCCCCTAACCAACTACCTAACTCAATTGCTATGCCCTTACCAGTCCACTGAGAACCTAGCTGACGCAAGTATCTATGTACTTTAGGTCCGGTCTGAGCTGGGATACCTTGATACTGTCCAGCATGAGGGATAGTAGTCAAAGTATCTGGATCATCTGCATATTGAAATTGCTGCTTCATATCACTTGCTCATATGTAAAATTCAAAGTCTTATTTCCACTCCTCATTCCGGGTTCCATATCCCGTTTATTTATTGGGCTGGCATCTGCTATCAAATCACTCCCGTACCACTCAGTCCATATACCTTCCAACAATCTACTTCTTTTCGTTTTCATTTGTTGCTTAAATTTGAAAGCAGCGCCATTCTTATATCCAGTCAACCTCTCATTATATCCACCCAGTGCCCAGTACATAGATTTAGTCATAAGGTAAGTATCTGAATGCTGATTCATAAGAGAGAACCGTCCCTCCATGTTTAGCATCTTATATCGGTTTACACGATAAAAGAATTGAGGATTTAAATCCTTTTTCAATAATCGTTCTATACTAGTTGCCGGGACTACCGTATCCAAATCCAAATTAAAGACCCATCCTAATTCGGCTTTCTCAAATCCTAAGTTCCTAGCTCCAAATGTATTCTGGTAGATGTCTTCGTTGATTCTGTAGATTGTCAAACTATCTAACAATCTACTTTCAGCAGGATAATTAGGACTTCCATCATCTACTAGTATGATCTTCACTTCCTCAGGATAATGCTTCCATTCCTCAATCTGCTTAGATAGCATCAATGGATTATCGTAATATGTGAATACTAGGGTCATATCGTTTCTTTATAAGGTAACCACGCACATCGGCATTGAGCATGTAGAGGCAGCATACCTCTCGCCTGATCAATCGTAAACACCGACCCTTCCAGATTAGCACATTGTTGACAAACTCTATTATCACCGGCTGTAATCCATTCCGCTTTTACATTGACTCCCTCCACATTCCAATTTTCAAACTCCTGTAATTGAGCTTCTGCATGTGCTCTTATGATTTCAGTGCGGGCTAAGATAGTCGCTCTCCTCTGAGCGGGAATGAAACGACCTAAGCTATCTCGAACAGCCAACGATCCTCCTTTCCCTGATATTACATGATTTAGATTCCGGGCAATCACTGTAGGATTTAACCCATCTGCCATTCCCTGACTCAACACCCTACTAATCGCTTGATCCATAGCATTGGTAATTCCTTTGAGCTCATTGAATGCTCTTGTATATAATAGACCAACTCTATCAAGATGAAGAGGTCCGGACATAGCAGCTGATATTCCTCCTGTCTGAGATAATGGAGGAACTCCTTCAAATCCTCCACTTGTCATTTGCTGCCTTGCTCGAGTCACTCCCCTCCTGTAGCTATCATCAATGAATTTATTTGTCCATGCTGCGTTTATCCCAGATCCTACTTGAGTGATATCCCGTACTTGTAAGATATCATTTTGGATTTGTCTATTAAGCCATTCCATAAAGGCAGATACCTTTTCTGATTTGGTCCGGAAAGCAAATCTCCTGAAACCCGGAGTATCCTGCAGGATTGTAATAGTAACTCCTGAATCTCTCAATCCAAATACATCTTCAGTCACAATGGCTTTAGTAATCAATCGGGTGAGTGCCCTGAATCTCTTATTCATTTGTCGAACCATAGCATTTCGAAGGGCTGTGGTTCTGGAAGGATCACGATTAGCATTATTTACAAATACATGAAGCTTTTGATTAGGAGAATGGACATTCATTCCTAAACAACTATCAGACTCAATATGTAATTGCTCTACTCCTAACATCCTACCATAGGAACATCATCCTTATCAATCAATTTGTATTTCTTCAGACAAGTAATCCCTTTTGCTAATTGCTCTTTAGAAGCGTATCCGTGGATATCAATATATACAGGCTCATCTGCATGAATCCTCAAATCAATATCAATCACCATACTAGGATCCAATCCTAATGCTTCACATATTTCTTTTCCAATATTTCCTTCTGCTATTGCCATAATTTTATCGTTTATCTTCTCGCTGTAAGTAAGTCATGCTCCATTCCTTGTATTGCTATACGGAAGTGATCAAGCTCACCTAAATTGTCTCTAATATTAATTCCAAACCCATTTACATGATCATCAATTCTCACTCCATACTTACTTCCCATTTTAGCAAACGTCCATCTTCCTGCTAATGACTTATCAACCTTTGCAAATATCTCCCTGCCCACAGTATCATACATACAAGTATTGATATCAATATTATCTTGCCAATTTACAAGCTCTGTATTATTTATCAATATCTGTACGCCTAATGGTAAAGCAGCAATCCCTCCAAACTTCTCTTCTGCAAATGCTGTAGAGTCAGATAAGAAAACCAACATCCTAGTAATCATCCAATACTTCCCAGCGGGAGGTACTTTCTTAAATACAGTAGGAGTGGCATTACCATCAATTGCCATATTATTTACTAATCCCGAAGAAGCTAAATCACGGACATATCCAGTCACCATATTGGTAACTCTCATTACCGGATCATTCTTATGTGGTTGCCAATCTCCTTTACTCATTTTGTCCTTCTTCTGGTTACTCCCTCCTCTGGGATTGCAGGAGGATTGGCTTCATCAAATGCTTTCTGTGCTGCCTCCTCTTCTGCTGATACCTGATCTTCTGCTGCTGCTTGTTCTTCCGCTGCTTGCATCACTTCTTCAAACTGCTCTTCATTTAATCCAAGCAGATATTTACCCACTAGGGAAGGAGGTAGTACTTCAGCAGCCATCGGACTATCTGTATATGTCTTTAATGATGTTGCCCGCTTTGCTCCCACTTCTACCTTATCCGCCTCACTAGGAGCAAATACATCTTCCCACATCACGTTATAATCTTCGGTCTTTGGTAGGATATCATGTGACATGCATTTATCAATAAACGGCCTGTATATGATAGGCTCAGCAAACTCAGTCATCCGGGTTTGGATAAGGGATAACCAAGCGTCTCTGTCCTGACTAGATGACAACTCCCCTCTTTCACTCCCTATTAATACGCGTTTTGGTATTCCTGTCTGCGCAGACACCGCTTGCAATTGTGCATCTATATGATTGAGAGGATCAGCCACCTGAGATTCCAATGATTTAATATCAACCCCTGTAGCACTGATGAACCTCCTCAGATCATGCTCATAATTATCAAGCTCTGTCAATAATTGCTCTTCCTCATCAGTCGACATCTCGTATCCTTCCTGAGCTGCTGCATGATATCCCGGTCGTGCTCCTCTCCAATACATTTCAGCACTACCCCCTAGCAACTTCTCCAGATCAGCAAGCCGATTAATAACAGGCTTTAATCTGGGAGTCCCTGATACCTCTCCAAGTAGATTGTTATCCACTATATGCAATGTCCTGCTATGATGGACTACCAACTCATTAAAACTGGTCTCCTCTCCTACTTTTGCTATCTGGATTTTATATGTCAATGGTAATCCAAATCTCTCATTACTTGAATCTGTTTCCCAAGTATTGATAGCAACTGAATCCTGAGCGAATTGTCTCAGATACTTTAATTTCTTAGCACCCTCTGCTGGATTCTTCCAATCCTTGCTTTCCTTTACATCATTAAATCCAAATAACAATAAAGAGAAAGACCCTATACCAGCCAGCTTATCTAACTTGTTTAGGGTCTTTTTAACTTTCAATTCTTTGTCAAGCTTTTTCCAAGCCTTACTCAATTTGGAATCATCCTCTTGAGTATCCTCCTCAATCACGGTCAGATCACCATTCCATGTAGCATCTACTGGACGATCTATAATCGCTGTTGCTATATCCTGCCGATCATACTTGTTGAAATAATATGTAAATGTGAGATCCTTCTCCGTAGGGTATCCTAATGCATCGTATATCTTACGATCATCTCCGTACTGCCATCCAAGTCTCCTTCCTAGCTTAGTCCTAGATAACAAATCCATTACCTCACTCTGAGTGGCTGCTGACATTACTCGCTTATCTTTTCCGTTCGAGCTTGTTTTTATCCCTTTTGTCCTTTTCATGCTATTCCTAAAAATTTCAATACCATAAAGATAACTATTATCAAAATGATGGTTACCTCATATCTGGATGTGTTCTCCTTACCGGGCACTTGTTAATCTAGCTATCCTAGCCTCCATGTCCAATATCTTCTGGGTCTTTTCGTATAGCTCTGTCCTTAATCTATTTGCTTCTCCTCTGCATTTTCTAAGCTCCTCCATTAATTTTTTATCAATCTTTACTTCGATCTCTTTAACGATTGCCATGATTCTATTCAATGTTTAAAATCTTTCAAATACCACATCCTCATTCCAAATAAGATCATTTTTTAAAACCCACCCACGGAATCTTTCTGCATAATCAAATCCTGACCTATCCTCAATAACCAGAGCTCCAATAAACACATAACCGGTGGTGAATTGTATTTCTAATATCTCATCATTATATGTAGCGTATAAAACTCTCCATACAGGAGTAACACAATAAGGCAATTCACAACTTGGCATATATCTTATTCCATCTGTTATGTCCAATACGCCACGTTCTTTTACTTCTGATATTTCCAATGACATAGTAGAGCCCCAATCAATTGATTTAATAGCACACTCATTTGAACATACCCACGGCCTCCCAATCCATTTACCTGTTATATCAAATGATGATGACGGTTCCTCTGATTCTGTGCAGCACATCATAAAGAATAATATACATAAAAGAAATACTCCTAACCAAATCCTATTTAATGTTTTCATTTCCATTCTTTTCATTTTAAAAAAGCGGGGAGATCCAACGCTCCCCGCCCAAAACTCAATCTAACCATCTACCTTCGCCTTAACCAAACGAAGCTCTTTTGTTATCTTCCTACTCTTACTTTTCTCTTACCTACTAATTTATTAAATGCTCCTGAACTCGCATCTGTCTGATCTTTGAATGTGCTATTTGGGAATAATTCCAATTCCTCAATATATGCTTGATTCCATCCTCCCTTCATCATTTGGACCATTCCTAGATTTACCTGCACTGAGTATGGATCAGCTCTATAAACTTTATCTCCCGTCGGTCTATCTTTATATACACTAAATCCCACAAGATTTCTAATCGTTCCGTCAGCACTCTCCTTCCCCCCGCTACCGGGCTCCTGCTCTACATAAACCTTACATCTTTGTCCATCAGCCTCAGCAGTTTGTTTTATTATCTTCTCCCTCTCTTCGCTAGCCCATTGCCCTCGCTTAATATCAGGGATAAGATAGATACCAGATTTTAGTTTAATCATCTTTACGCCCACTGTATAAGCTCCTCCATCCTTTGTACCAGCCTTATCCCAATACCTAACTACCTGAACTATCTGATCTGAGGGAGGAAACTGATCTCTTATACTAATATGATCAACCTTAAACATTCCTCCACCAGGAGGAGATGGGTTCTGTCCTACTTGCCCTGCATATCCGTATTGTCCCAGATCAACTAACATTTCATCTAGGATTGACCATGTCATCCTTTTAGTATCCAACAGATCATCCACATAATACTTTTTCCATTCAGGGGGTTTCAGATATTTCCCGTAGTTGGATATCTCACCGGGAAGACAGATATGACGAATCTTCTTTTTCTCCTTACTCAATAAATGCTGGGTTGGATCATTCTGACCTAATCTCTGCATAACTCCCACAGTGACACTTATCTTCCTATTCACTTTCCTTTGTGATAGAGTCTGATCAAGATGACTGATAGCCTTTCTCATCTCTGCCTCACTAATAGCTCCTGCTGGATCAATCAAATCATCCCATATTATTATATGCGCATGGAATCCAATTATCCTTGCTGCTACTGATGTTGATACTCTTGATCCTCCCTGAGTTACTGACATCACTCCTTTAAAGGACTTTACCTTTTTGACTATCCTAAAATTACTCTTTACATCTTTGTCTTGTCTTATTTCTAATTCAGGAAACATCTGTTTGAACTTATCTGATCTTATGATGTCCCTACTATACTCTGCTGATTCCAATGATAATGTACTTGAGTGACTAGATGTCATGAATCTTAACCAATACCAATTAGTCCAACACCATACCGGGAACATTATTGATACCAATGCTGTTTTTGTTGTACCGGGTGGGACATTTATTATCAGATCGTATTCCTTTGGTTTATTCTCTGCTACCCTCCTAGCTACTTCCTCCAATTCCTTACATAGTTTTCTTATATGCCAGTTAGCTATGAACTCATCTCCTGAATAAGTATCCCAGAAATATTGTATGAAATAGAATAGATTCCCCATTACCTGTTTCTTAATGGTGTAATGAGGATTCTTTAGTGCCTCCCTGATTATTAGGGTTTTGTCAGTTGCTTCCTTTTTTGGTTTCTCTATGGTGAGGGTTTCTACCACTTTGAATCATAGTTTGGAATACCATAGATTCTTTCTACTGCTTTCCGTATTACTCTTTTAGAAAATCCTTTCCTTCTCATCATGGCTGCATATCGACAAGCCTGTCGAATTGTTTTACCTGCTCTCACTGATTGTATCATAGTTTGTTCTTTCATTTAATTACCAGATGGTTCTGTTAATTGTTTTACAGCTATTCCAAATACCAAATCCTGCTCTTTCTTACTCAGCTCTTCAATTGGAATATCTTTTACTTCCCTATGATTATGATCCACGCTCCCGTGAATATATTGATCAACCCGGAATGCAGCTTCTGACCAAAATTCCCTTTGTCGATTTCTTAACCAAGTATTGATTGCTTTAGTATCTGGGACCACATGCTTTACTACGGTTTTGATTAATACCTTATCAGTCGGATTCCCTTGAGTATCCATTATTTGTTTATACTCCTTCTCCTCATAGGAAAAGCCAATAGCTCGTTTGTATAAACTCCCTACGACATTCATATCTGCTACTATCCCTCCCTTCTTTTTAGCATCTCTGAACTCAGGACAATTTCGTGCCCATGATTCTATTGTAGATAATCCTACTCCAAAGAATTTTGCTATTATCTCATTGGTAGCTCCTAGCTTGGCTAGCATCTCAGTTTGCCCGAGCATTCCATTTGTGAATAACCTATGGGATTGTCTTCCCTGAGATTTCGGAAACTTCTTTCTTGTCATGACCTTATAATTTAGATATATAAAGTTAATCAATAATAAAAAAAGGGGCGACAGCATACCCCTACCAACTGAATCTAGGATACAAACCATATGTATTTAAAGCTGTCATGATTTGTTTTCGTGTTTAGAAGTTGCTCAAATAATCCTTAACGTCCTGATGTGCCACATAATTAGGGCTGTCTTCATTTTCCATAGTCCAATCTG